TTACATCCCTAAGAGCTTTTTTAACATTGCATTCTCCGCTTCTAATCGTTTCATTTTAGCTTCTGGATCTTCTGGATTGTTTTTTGGTCTACCTATACCTGGACCTTTCGTTTTACCACGTTTTTCTTCTAGTCCTTTGATACCTTCAGCTTCAAAGTGTTTCACCCAACGTCTTACTACCGAGTGATCAATTCCTAATTCTTTAGCAACCGTTTTGTATCCCATTCCTTCTTTCAAGTATAAATTTACTGCTTTTTTCTTAAATTCTATATCATAAGTTACTCTAATTTTGCCCATAGAAAAATCCCCTCCATAGTAAACAGATTAATGTGCTTTCTTTTTACTGTCTACTATAAGGGGATCATATCACACAGCAGGGCGCTTTCTTCATACATATATTATCCAGCTTTGCCTCCTAGACCCTCATGTCTAAGAACCTTCCGCACGAGAAGATAAAAAGCATCTTCTGTGCGAAAGAACCTTAGCCAACGGGTCTGAACAGTCGGCTCCGCATTTCTATTTAACCAATAGAACCTTCCATCTCGACTATGTATAAAAGAACAGAACGTAAAAAACCGCATTAAATCAACATTTTTGAAGTTTAATGTAATTTGTTTTTTGATGTTTTTCTTTATTTATTTTACAAAACGGTATCACAAATGGTATCACGAAAAAAATTTTAAAACAAAAGAGCACAGCGTGTATAAGTAGTGCTACCAACACTCTTATACCGTCCGCCTACTCTAATTAGGCAAACACTTGCTGTACTCTTACGCACTATTTTACAGTACGTAAGGGCTCCTTAGCAACAGTTTGCTTACACTTGGCATTCTGTTGCTTTTTTGTTTACAAAAAGGAGACATATAATATGGAAAGAAAACGTATCGATGTTATCGCAACTAAAGAATCCTTCCACAACTTATCATCATTCAAAGATGTGGAAGAACTAAACAAAACTATACGTACATACAGAGATAATATCCGTATGTCTATTAAGCGTACGGATGTACAATCTAAACTCATTACATTACTTGAAATTTTAAAACGCCACAGTTGCAAATATGTAGGTGTTAGTTTCCTTTGCAAAAATAGAATAGCTGAAAAGATGGAAGTATCCTATAAAACTGTACAACGTTTAATGAAAAAGCTTGTGGATCTAGAGATGATTAAACAAGTAGCAATGAAACGTAAAAAAGATATGCTTCAAACATCTAACGCTATTATTATCAAACCAATTGTGGAAGAAGTGTCCAACAAGGTAGATGCAAAAAGTCCTACAAAGTGTCCTACCATTAAAACAAAACCTGTTTCCTTAAAACAAAATATAAAAGATATAAACAAACGTAATAGTAATGAGAATAGCAATACTCCTGAAGAGAACATTAAAGAAGCTGATTTCATTGCTCACTGGGTACCAGAACGTTTTGTTTCTTTAGTTAACTCTTTTTACAGTGAATCTAAAACAATTCAAGAACTGTGGAAGGTTGTAAGACAGTGTAATAAAATTGTTAACCATACAACAGGAGATAAAGCATTTAATAAGGACCAAGAGCTTACTATTGGCTTAAAAGCTATTAAAGAGTTTGTTATGAAAATTAAATCTGGGGTGAAAATGAAAAAAGGTAAATTTGCTTATTTCAACGGGATTGTAAACAACTTAATGGATAAGTTTTATTTTGATCGTGAGTTTATGAGTATATAAAAACACCCAGTTCTAATAACTAGGTGTTGCGGTTTTTAAAATATACATAGCATGAATTTTATTTTACCGTTTTCCTTATATAACTTTATTCCGACTCTTTTAAAGTAATGGGCTCATTTTCATTTATAAGCCCCTCTTTCACAACAACAGAATCTTCTTTTGGAGAATAGTATTCATAAATTTCATTTCGAACAGAATTACTTATGTTTTCATTCTCTTTCAGAAATTGTTTGGCATTGTCTCTACCCTGTCCAAGACGTTCTTCTTGATACGAGTACCATGCCCCACTTTTCTGAACAATATCTAAATCTACACCAATATCAATAAGCTCTCCCTCTAAGGAGATTCCTTCTCCGTATAAGATGTCAAAGTCAATGTTTTTAAATGGTGGAGCAACTTTATTTTTTACTACTTTCACTTTTGTTTTATTCCCTAAAACGTCACTCTCTTTTCCTTTCAACTGTTCTCCTCTACGTACATCTAGTCGAATTGTTGAATAGAATTTTAACGCCCTACCACCTGGTGTTGTCTCAGGACTCCCAAAAGAAACACCAACTTTTTCTCTGATTTGATTTAAAAATATTGCTACAACTCCATTTTTGGATATTGCTCCTGATATTTTTCTCATTGCCTGCCCCATCAATCTAGCCTGCAATCCCACATGTGAATCTCCCATGTCCCCATCAATTTCCGCTTTCGGGACTAAAGCAGCTACAGAATCTATCACAATGATATCTACAGCCCCACTTCTAACTAGAGCTTCTGCAATCTCTAGTGCTTGCTCTCCTGTATCTGGTTGTGACATGAGCAGTTCATCAATATTCACACCTAATTTCTGTGCATAACTAGGGTCAAGGGCATGCTCTGCATCAATAAATGCCGCTGTTCCACCTTCTTTTTGCGCTTCTGCAATTGCATGTAATGCTATAGTTGTCTTACCTGAAGATTCAGGACCAAAGATTTCAGTAATGCGTCCTTTTGGATATCCACCAACCCCTAAAGCATTATCTAATCCAACAGAACCACTTGATACGACAGATACTTTTTGATTAGGTCGCTCACCCAGTTTCATAATAGCCCCTGTACCAAATTCTTTTACGATTTTCTTCAGAGCCTCTTCTAATGCTTTCTCTTTTCCTTTAGTTGTATTTTCAGTTGCTGCCATATGAATTACCCCTTCCAAGAACATTTGTTTGTATCTGAATTGTAGAACAATCGTTCTGTTTTGTCAATGAATGAGAAACTAACATTTACATTTGTTACATGAAATTGGTATGATTTAGGTATTATTTCAAGGAGGGGGTTTCATGAGTTATGATACTGTAGCATCGCTACAACGTATGCAACAATTAGAACAAGCTCAGGCTGCATCTGGAAAACGTTTAGTGTTACAAAGAGATCATAAGAAAGATAATTTATTAGCCGTACTTGCTATTGTATTCGCTATTCCAACGTTCAGTTTTTCTCTTATACTATTTGCTATTTATTACATAGTTAAATCTCTTACATCTAAAACATATTTAGTTAAAAACGTTGCTACTGGTGAGAAATTCAGAGTGGATAAACAAGACTTCAAACAGTATAAGAAGAATTTTAAGAAGAAAGAAAAACAAGTAAGAAGAATATCTGATTTGTAATAAAAAAATCCCCCTCTAAATATAGAAGGGGATTTTTAAAAATATATGTTGGAGAACTCTTTTTTGATAACACTACATCACCTAAGCAACAATGCAGTAGAAAAATTAGAACAAACAGTGCGCTATCAAAAAACAACATGTAAAATATACAATATTTAAATGTAGAATGTCAATATACTCTTATTTAATTTCTACATAATAAGAACTAGCTGTAATATAGAATACGCTACCTCTACTATTCTTTACTTTATATTGTGAAGAGCCATTTACAGATACTTTATCAAGGATTGTAAATCCTAATCCTTCATCCACAGTTCCTGCTACATCCCTATCTAACCAGGAAGGTTTTGAATAGAATCGTAAGTCATTCACTTTAGAAACAACACGTTTACCTTCCACAGATGAAGATTCCTCTTTATAGCGAATGTATGATGAATCGTTATAAATCCACTGATTTCCTCCAAGATTCAACCAGTTTCCTACTTTACCCCAGACTTTATATGATTCACCTTTTTGCAATTTACGAATAACACTATTTGTTGTGGAGGGACCAGAACGAAGGTTTACATTGTATCCATCAATATACGCTACTCCCACTTCATTAATAACACCAGGTACTTCATTTGGTTGCTGTGGTTTCGCTTCAACTGAAATAGAATCTCCATTATATGCTTTTAATACATCAGCACGGAATTTTGATTCCGATACACCATGACTGCGAAGATAGTCAATTGGATCTTCATGATCTGTGCCACCAAGCTTATACGTAATGTCTTTATGCGTCCACAATCCAATGGATGGATGGATATTTCTATCTTTTAAAATTTTAGCAAGTAACTTTACATATCTTTCATATGATTTTTTAAATTTAATAGAGTCACTAGTTTCAGAGAGCTCTACATGAACAAATCGCTTATTGGCCGCTGGTCCTGCTCCCCATGCTTGATACTTAGTAGAAGCAATTTGAATTGTTTCATCCCAATCCGTTGCATAATGTACAAATGCAGAACGCCATGTTCTTGCTTCATAGTTTCGGATATTAATAGCAGGCGCTTCAGGAGTTGCTGTAGAATGTGCTACTACACCTTCATACGCTCCATATCCATTGCGATATTCAACTTTAGGTAACCCTGGAATAATCATTTCTCGATCAGCAAAGACACTACCTGTTGAAGTGAATGCAATGATAGCTGCAGTAGAAATTGAGGCTAATAATTTAATAGATTTTTTCATTTGTCGTCACCATTCCCCATAATTTTTTGTTTAATGTCTGATACATCCTTTGCAAGTGAACCAAATGCTTTTGCTTGTTCTTCGATGACTGCCTGGTTTTTTTCGATTACTTTTTGTTACTGTTCTTCACGCTGTTCATTCTTTTTTTGCGTAGTAAAAAGCATCCACACAAATAACGCTGCGAATGCTCCTTGTTGAATCATTGAATTAAAAATCTGTTCCTCCACTGTTCTCATCTCCTTTTTAACAAAATAAAAAAGCCTGCCTATGCACGCTTAATCTGTAATATCTAAATTAAAAAGTTAATTGCAATATGAATGACATTTCCATTTTGAACACCATTCAAGAAAATTCCACCATCACTTTTAACTGTAACTTCACAAGCAGTTGGTCCATTGCCATATGCAAGTGCTGGGAAAGCAATACTTTGTACAGGGCGAAATCCAGCCGGAAGGGTGGCAAATACTGCTGTATTTGCTAGATATTTAACTGATCCAATGACAGATATTTGTTCCCCACTTCTCTTGTACTTCAAAATTCTATCAGGAACATTCTCTACCCCAGTTGTAGGAAGGGTACTCCAACCTGTATCTGTTGCTTGTTTGATAGTACCATCTGGCTTGATTTCAACTCGCTTTGACCAATCCCAATTATCACTTTGCTCTTCTATAGAAGGAGCAATAACAAGTTGTCCTTGTGCGCCTTTATGAAGAACTGTTTTATACGAACGGCTACCGATTACAATAGCATTATCAGTATTAAAATAGGTCGTTCCCGTATACGAACCACCTGTTTTAGGTACAATCTCTTTCTCTAATACCAAACGAGACCACTCAGACCACTTACCACTGTTATTTAATCGAATATATGTCTCATTCAAATTCCCTAGCAATGTAGCTCTTTGAACAAACGCTAAACTTGTAGCTGTTTCTACAGATACAAACCATGTGTATACAGAATTATTCGGTGCATTTTTGAGTTGACTTCCTACATAGAATCCCGATTTTACAATTGTATTCAAATCTGTATTTGCAGCCAGATCAATGGATGTTCCATCATCGTCTGTAATCTTCCACAGTTGATACTTTTGCCCTGTAACTGCTGCTGTTAATTCATTTATGCGTTTATTTGCTTCATCAATTTGCTTTTGATATCCTTTAACCATTTCAAGAGCTTTATCAAACTCAGAAATATAGTTTTCGATTTTAATATTTCCTTCTTTCACATCACGTCTTAATGCAATACGAATGTCTGGTGTACTCATTCGTTCTGTACTTTTTTCCATAACAAAATAAGCTGTCCAATCATCCGATGTAGAAACAGCTTGAGATGTAAACGTGTATGAAAACACACCATTCTTTGCATCAACTATTTGAGCATCATCTCGAATGAATACTCCTGTATGATTTGTTGCTTCATATTTAACCGCATATCCTGTTAAATCCACCTTCTCCCCTTTTTCTCTTACGTACACCGTAAGCCTCAATCCATTCTTGTCATTCTGCCGAGAACGAATTGTTTTTGTAAACACAGGATCTGCTAAATCTATCATAATTTCCTCATTTCGCATAACTACACCTCTTTCTAGCTACTCCTTTTCACGTGTCTAGGCGGTCTTCTTTGACGTTTTACTTTGTTCCTATGCTTTATATTCCCTTTAGGTTTTAATGGCTCTAATTCTTCCACTCTAGCATCGGTTTTTGTCACATATTCTTGAAATGCGCTTGTCAATTGTGAAAGCATCCCATATAAACCCACACCATTTTCCTCTGATTCTTTTGGAATAACTAAACCATAATGTGTAGGAATTGCATCTGTAGTAATTGTCGGCTCTCCTTCTTTACGATTCATACGCATCTCATACAGTTTCGGAATATCCGTTTTCAGATTATACTGTTTAATATCCCAAGCCATTACAGTTTCCAATACACTACGTGTAATTGATCTAATATTGGTTTTATAGGTTTCTTTAGAAGAAACTTTGAAGTCCGAAGCAATTACGCCTTGATAATATGTCCCAAGAGCGGTTTTCACTTGAATATAGCCATTTTCCCAACTCGAATTCCGTATCATCGCACTTGGGAGCATAATGTCTGTATCTCCTCCAGATGAAGTCCCAATACTTGCAATCCAATTATTATTCCGATAAAAGCGGAACTGATCTTTGACTTTAAACCTCATTTCACTTTGAGCACCTAAGACAATCATTTTATCAGCGTCAAGCATTGCATTCCCTGTTTGTGAAAAGTATAAAGAAGCTGCATTCAAGTATCCATTGCCATCGAGTCCTTTTGTAATTCCAATTCCACCAGACTTCACACTTGCATCTGAGAATTGATACAACATAATAGCACCGTTTGCACCTGTTTGATCTGAGTCACCACCTAGAATAAAAGTAGGCTGTATTTCATTTCTGCTATTTTTGTAATACCCAATAAAGGCTCTTACTTTCGAGGACTCATAGAGACGAATAAATTGTTTAGAGATATTTACAAAATTAGCCGAATTAGATGTTTTCAAAGTTGATCCTGTTATTTCTCCACCTTGCACTAGATTTCCACTGAGCGTTCCCGCCGTAATAAAATCCGCAACAATCCTTCCATCATTTGTGATTGCTGTTCCGTACGGTCCATTCACCCCTGTGGAAGAATACCCTAATCCATTCAAATTCCATTGCCAAACCTTTTTAGCACTCTTTTCATCTTTCGTATCCATAATTAAAATACGATCTGGATAAATACGTACATGTCCTCCGAATCCTGAATTAATAAGGCTTGTAGCATTTGCTTTTGCTGCATCCAAAATAGAGCCTGGCATATTGGATAACTCTTCTTGTACCAGATCAACCCTACCGGAAACGTCCGTAAAGGATTCTTTGAAGTTACCAATGGTTATATCCAGATACTCTTTTTTTATTGGATCATATTTATAAGCAATTACCTTCGCCTTTATATCAATACCATCTTCTTGATGCTCAACCGTAACCGTATCTGCCATATAAACACTTTGTAAGTGCTTATAATCCTTATACTCTTCCGTTTGTGATAACTCCTGAAACTTAACGTTATAATTTGCTTTAGGCTGATCAACCTTTTGAATAGCAAACATATCCTTAGCTGCCTGGCGTAATAACCTATATGCTTCTTCTAACGGAACTGCATCTTCATCGTCAGCATTTTCCCCAATAGCTGCTTTAATATGTTTAAATTCAACCACTTTAATTTTAGGATGAGGATACTTATTTATAATTGGGCTATCCACATACTTTTCAGGAAGAAATAACCCATCAAAACCTTGTGGCATGATTCTCGTTATGGGACTTTTCCAATCCACATTACCTTCATATCCTAATAAATCTTTCTTATGGCGAATCACTACTCCACGATCCATACCGCGATTTAGTAGCATCTTCACATCAAAATTATCTCGTTTTAATTCGCCACCCCAACGATTAACAAATGAATTATCTTGACTAGAATCCAATAATGCTTCCACAGGATTTTTACGGACAATACGTGCACTGGCTATCTTTGGTACATCTGAATAAAACTGAAAAGGATGCTTGTATTGGCATCCTGCTGACATACGATTCATAGCTCCATTACCATTTGTTGTTTCAGCAAAAATGTCTTCAATTAGATTTTCTGTTAAGTCATAAAAAATGTGATAACATTGCGCTGTAATCTCACCCATACTGACCTTAGGAGCCGCCACTCGAAATAGTTGTTCACCATCCGGAGTTGGAACTTTAATGATACTCATTCCCTCTATTTCCAGACCACGCGGCGCAAACAATGGATAACTAAATGAAAATAAAAATAAACCATTGAGTTCTTCCTCAACAGTTGCGTTATAAATATTTTTATCTAAAGCCCCTATACCATTGTGTGTAAAATCAGTCTCATTTGGTTTATATAAAGTAATCATTTATATCTCCACCTAGGTCGAATTTCCATGAATTGAATTGCTCCTGACCACTCTATTGTATTTTCTCCTACGTTAAATATAGGGAACTGCCCAACCATTTTATTATTCATTGATATGGTATCGGTATATGCTTCAAGTATTTCTGAGTCTATGACAACAGAACCATTCACATCTTTTATTTGAAAAGAGACATCATTGATTGTTATACGGAAAGTACCATTTCCCACAATCCAAAACTTAGGATCAGATTCAATTGTACCTGGATTATAAATTACACCAGGTTTGGTGAGCTTTAGATTTACATCCTCTGTATATTCAAAGGGATCTAGCTTAAAATCCACTTCAAATTCACCGTGTTCTTCAATTTCATTTACAATATCACCTACTACAACATGTTTAATTTTTCGATACACATCATCATCAGTAAAATATAATGTCTTTCCATTCATCAACCAAGCCTTCATACGTCGCACTAACGGCTTAATATTCTCTTCTTCAAGCATATTGAACTTTATTTTTAAAGGGACGTCTTTAAACGCCCCTTTTTTTGTCAGTGAACCATGTCTACCAGACACTTCAATATGCTCTACTTCTTGTTCTGCTGTAGGAATAACAGGGCGTCCTACTATACATATTCCGTATTCACTTGCCAACTGATTATCGATACCTATGTCTAGCAATTTAAGTCCTCCCTATTCCTATTTTTGAATTACGCCCTTTTTGAGCAAGTGCATCATCTATTTTTCCGACCATGCGGTCGATATCACGATCATCCCTCACTGAAGGATTATAAATATTAATTACAGTTGGTTCAGTAGACATTGTCGCTGCAATCCCTTCACCAATCTCACCCAATGTCTTTTTGTTCAACGGTAAAACTGCTTCATTTCCAGCTTCTCCTGCACCTTGCAACTGACCATTACTCATACCGAAAATAGTAGGTCTAGTAAAGATACCGCCTTTTGCACGCCATTGTATACCAATACCAGATGGATAAGTAATGTCTTTACCCAAAACGTTTTTCGTACTAGTTTCTAAGCTAAAATGTGGCATTTTAGGCATTTCCGGTTTCGGGATTTTTAATGACAAATTATTAAAAAACCCTTTGATTTTATCTATGAATCCTTGCACCTTGTCTACAGCATCTTTTATCGGATCAATGATAAATCTCTTTGCTGCATCAAATTTCTCTTGAGCTGCATTTTTAACTGCGTCAAACTTCTCTCGTGCTGTGTTGTACATATCATTGAACTTCTCTTTTGCAGAATTATAAGCTGAAATAACTGGTTCAATAATATATTTATAAACTAAATTCCATGCCGTAAGTGTGTAAGATTGGATTTTAGCCCAATTACCTAGTATCCAATTCGCTAAATCATTCAATTTTTCTTTCGTTGCATTCCACAATTCCTGAACAGGCTGAATGACATATTGTTTTACTAGATTCCACGCTGCGGAAGTATATGATTTCACTGTCTCCCACTGTGAATTTAACCAAGAAACAAGCGTACCGATCTGTTCTTTAACCCAGTTCCATGCTTCTTGAACAGGTTGAGTAATATATTGTTTAAATAAGCCCCAAGCAACTTGTGCAGCAGCCTTGGCAATTTCCCACTGCGTACTAAGCCATGTGACCAATTCACCAATTTGTGTACTTACCCAATCATACGCTTCTTGAATTGGTTGAATAATATATTGAGATATGGCCGCCCAAGCAATTTGCGCTCCCGCTTGTATTAATAACCATCCAGCCTCAAGAACTGTAGAAATCAAAGAAATAATCGGATCTAAAACTGTAAGCATTGTATTCCAAGTTTCTTGCCAAGCCTGAGTCAATGTACTCCATAATTCAGACGCCGTTTCAACAATACCGGTCCACAATTCACTGAAAAATTCACCTAAAGGAGACAATATACTATCTGCTAATTCAATGAATGAAGACCACGATTCTGAAAAATAATCAGTAATACCGGTCCAAATTTCCGATGCCGTATCAGAAATTCCAGTCCATAGATCAGCAAAAAATTGACCGACGGGTTCAAAGAACTCATTTGCCATATTTAAAAAATCTGACCAGGCTCCAGAAAAGTAATCAACTGTGGATGACCAAGCATCTTCACAAGTTTGAACTATGCTACCCCACAATTCACCAAACCAATCTTTAAATTCCGACCATTTTTTTGAAAGCCAATCGGTTATTTCTCCCCAGTTTTTTACGGCCCAAATAACACCTGCAATTACAGCTGAAAGACCAATAATCCCCAATATAACAGGTCCTAACGCTAGGTTTAAAGCACCAACCGCAAGAGATAATACACCGATCGCAGCTCCGATAGCTGTAATAGTAATTGTTAAGCCTGCTCCAATGGCAACAAAGTTCCGTATCGGCTCTGGTAACTTAGAAAACCATTCAGCAAAATCTGATATTCCTTTTGCAGCTTTCGGAAGAACATCTGCAGCTAAATCAGCAAGTTGTTTTCCTAAAGGTTCAAGTGCTGTTTGAGTTTCCCTTAAAGTACTTTGAAACTTTTGTCCAAGTGATTCTTCTTGAAGCTTTTTCATTTCATCCATACGACCGTTTACATCGCCTATTGCATTTTTAACATCACCCATGCTCAAAATCGCTTCTTTCCCTTGTCCTTCCCACAAAGTGCGCATTAAGGTTTGTCCAATTGTATTCCGCTTAACTTGATCGTCCATACCTTGCAAGTCTGTTATTACTGATTTAAAGACATCCGAAGCTGATGCTTTACCATTTTTGAAATCCTTAAATAATCCTTGAGATTTTTCACTAAGTTCACCAAAGGCTTCACCAATATCTTTACCGCCGTATAATAACTGATTATTGAACTCAAGCATCCCGTCATTTAATCGGTCCAAGTTGTAGGATCCATTTTGAGTCCCAGCAATGAGCATACCAAACATATCTTGAGCACTAAACTGCATCTCTTTAAAGGTAGGCGAATATTCAGCTAAGTTATCAAACATTTCATCCGAGTAATTTAAACCTTCTTGCATCCCATATGCAAGTAAATCAAATGTTTCTTTTGAGCCTAGGCCAAATTGAGTCATTACTTGACCTGCACCACGCGTTGCTTCTCGCACATCAACATCAAACAAACTTGCAATTGTTAAAATATCCTCAGACACCGTTTGTAGCTCTCCATGTGGAACATCTCTCATATTTTGATAAACTTGAATTAAAGCTTGATCTACCTCTTCAAGATTTTCACCAAAGCCTTTTTTCCAAGTCTCTACAGCAATTTTTTGAAGGTTCTCAGCGCCTTTTGCTGATAAACCTAATGATGCTTGAATTTTCCTTTGTGATTTATCAAAATCTATCGCTATACCTACAGTCGCTTTACCAAGTTCAATCAGTTTTTCTGACATCCCCTGTAGCATCTGAGTGGCTTCCATCATGTTATGCAAATCTAATTTCTTACCTAGTTGTTCCATACCAGCTGCAGCTTGATCTCCACTCTGGCCAACACTATGCAACGAGTTTTCAAATTGCTTTAATGTAGTTTTTGCTTGATTTAGTTTCGTTTCAAGCTGCTGTACTTCTTTAGAATTTTCACCATATACTTTTTTAGTTGCACTCAATTGACGTTCGAGATTATCAACAACTCTCCCAGTCATTTCTGTTTGTTGACTTAACTGTCTTTGGGCTAGACCTAACTTATCAGCTTCACTAGCGTTTGCTCCTAATTCAGCATTTTGTAGTTTAAAAGCACTAGTCAATCGCTTTTGTTCAGCTTCTAAACCTTTTTCACTTTGCTGTAAAGAATCTAAATCACCTTTTGCTTTTCTGGACTCCGTTGCCTGTTGTGAAAGACCTTCATTCGTAGTTTTTAACGAATTCTCGAATTGTTTTAACGTTGTTTTAGCTTGGTTCAAACTCGTTTCAAGTTGTTTCACTTCTGTAGAATTCTCACCATATGCACTTTTTGCTGCACTTAATTGTTGTTCTAAATTTTGTACAACCTTCTCCGTCATATCCATTTGCTGACGTAACTGTTTTTGCGCTAATTCCAACTTATCTGACTCACTAGCATTTCGCCCCAACTCAGCTGTCTGAAGCTTAAAGGCACTCGCTAATTGTTTTTGTTCTACTTCAAGTTTTTTTGCATTCTCTTGTAAATCAACTAACTTCCCTCGAGCTTCCCTGGCTTCAATTGCTTGCTCGGAAAGACCTTCATTCACTCTTTTCATTGCATTATCAAGAGAAGTTTCAGCACGTTCTGCATCTAGCAATTTACCGTACATTTTATTGAGCTGTTCAGCGGTTGTACTTGTGTCCTTGGACATCGCTTGATATTCAGAACGCAACATAGCTGTACGTTTCTTGGCTGCTTCCATTTGAATTTCAAGCTTCTTCTTTTCAGCAAGGAGTTTATCAGTCATCGTCGCATCTTGGCCCATTGCTGCAATATGATTTTTATATTCTTTCGCTGCATTATTCATAACCATATTGATTTGTTTCAATGTATTTGCATACTGAACTTGACCATCCATTTTAAAATTAAGGACGACGTTTCTTTCTTTACTATTCCCTGGCATTTTCTCACCTCATTTCTTATAAGAATGGTGTTTGATCTAACGTGTAGATTTGTTTGGGTTTCTGCTCATGTAATGCATCCGGATTGTTATATCTAAGATGCATAATGAATTGTTTTAAAAAATGTGCCGGTGTGATTTTCCAAAAGTCATCCATACTTAAACCAAGCAACGTATTACCGACATAAAAATAAAAATCCCAGTCCAATTCGGACTGAGATTCCTCGTTTTTAGTCAGTATATTTTTTACTTTTTTTCTTGCTTCAGCTTCTCCATATCAGAATTCTGGAAAGTTTGGCCGCTGAAAATTTCGTATACAACAATGAAGATGTCAGGTAAATCATTCATAGGAATGGCACCTTTAATTTCATCTAATGTACATTCCGTACCACCACTACGTACCATCGCATAAATTAATGCACGCATCAATTTCGCTTCATTTTCCCCCAGGCTAAATTGACCTTTAGCTAACATATCATTCATTTCTTTTTCAAATTCATGATAAGGTGTTCCAAATGCTTCTTCCACATAAGGAAAAGATTCAAAAGTGAAAATAACAGGGATTGAGACACCCTGTATCTTAATGCTATTCCTAGTTATATTAACGTTAACTAAATCACTTAAACGTGCCATACTATCACTCCTTATTTCCCTGGTGTCGATGTTCCACCAAGTTGTGTTAATTGAGATTCATCACAAATGACTTGTTTTAAGAAATCTTCAGCTTTAATTCCTTTTGCCTCTGGATCACCAGTATCTAATTCAGCTTGTGTTACATCATTAAATAACAATGGATCTGCTGTAATTGTGTAAGCAATGTCATCCACAGTCATTTCATCACCTTGTGTTTTCCAAGATTCCTCTACTGGAGCAACTGTACATTTTGGGTACCAACGTAATATTTTTGTTCCATCATTTAAAGGGAATACAACACCTACTGCAAACTTTGGATACGCCTTTGCCTTCGCTGTTTCAAAAGACACGCCCTTTTTACGTATTTTGGCAAAGATTTTATCTTTTACTTCACGATTTAGACCAGCAAGATTAAAAGCTAATCCAAACGCTGTATTTTTGACAATGTTAATAATTTTTTTGTTAGATGCCCACTTTGTAAAATTAGTAGAAGTAGTGGAAATCGTTAAATCAGAAATGTTCGTTTGTCTATAAACGATATCCTCATAAGTTGGTAGTGCACTAGAAGTTTCATTTCCCTTCATCAAGCACAGATATAAATCTTCAATCCCTACCGAATATTGAATTTCTTTATTTTCAACTGTCATGTATATCATCCTCACATTCTATCCATTATTTTTTGTGCCATAATATCAGCAATTTTGTCACCTTCTGCATCAAAGGTATTCTGAACAAAGTGTTTTCCTTTCACACGTCCCTTACCATTTGCTTTTTTATGGCCATGTTCAACTAAGTACCAATACCAAGCTTCATCTTTAAATTCCACAGATACACGATCATCTTTCACAACAACCTTTAGGCTATCCCTTAAATGTGTCCGCTTGTTTTTACTGGATGCTTTAATTTTTGGTTTTAATTTACTCGCAAAATACTTCGCTGCTTCATCCAATACATGCAGTTCGACCTTTTTATTCACACGTAATAGCGTATTGATATCTTCTAAAGCTTCAGCAAAACCATTGTTATTTGAAGCCATTATTGGACACACCTCACATACGTTATAAACTGCGTGATAGTGTCGTCGTTCTCGTCATAATCCATTCCATCAAATTGAGAATAAGACACGCCTGCTTCGTTAAAAACAACCTTTAACGGCTCATAATCTTTTTCAGTTCCATTTGTGATAACTGCAATTTGATAAAGTGGCATATCCTTTATAACTTTATTAGAAGCTCTTTTCTGTTGCTCATTCACAAATTCATACACAATGTAAGGATAATTTGCTTTTGTGGGTGCACTATCACGATAAACTGGAATGCCTGACTTCTTCATAATGTCTCGTAACTCTTGAAAACTAATTTGCATAAGACAGTGACACCTCCATCAATCGGTCTTCTTCTTTTACGTAAATACGCTCAATATCATAAATACGGCCGCCAACTTTTACACGATAATCCTTTTGATTGTTTTCAATCTCCCGATCAATACGAACTTCAATTTTCTTTACAATTTCATTCATATCTTTTGTCGTGAATTTATCAGTGGCTGTAACTCCAATATTGTTATATCGAATTTTCCGTTCTAATGGATATCCCATAACAGGACGGTCTGTTTCTGGATCAATGGTCTCCCCTAGTTTAAGTAGCTCACCCATCCATTTGAGTTTATTCGTCTTCCTCTTCGGCATCATAAACCTCCTGGACAAAGAATGGTGTCAAAGCATCAAGTGCTTGTTCTAATTCCTTTTCTGATACACGATATTCATAAAAAATACCCGCGCACATAATGACCAGGTATTTCACTTCTCTTCCACATGCTTTTTTTACATATCGTTGACCTTGCTCAATATAAAAAGAGAGCAAAGAATCATCCATGCCCTCTTCCCAATGAATATGAGATTTTAATTTCTCAATTAATTCATCCATATTAAGCTCCAGTAGAAGCTTTTACTTCATAACGATAAACAGTTGGTTCAAATGGTGAATAGATTAGTTGAGCATCAAGTAATGAATACAACTTAAATCCTACTCGGTTTGTATTAGTGAATAATTCTCTTAATACTTCTAATTCTAATGAACCAGTAACATCTTGAATTTTGAATGAAGAGAAGTCACCAAAATAGAAAACAGGTGTATCTTCTTGTCCTTCTTTACTGATTTCTTCCTCTTCTTCCACCAGATAGCCTAACAATTTATAATCACAACCATCTTGAGCTTGTTCTAAAGGTTTTAATAATGGGAAACCATCTTTAGTTTTCATCTTCTCAATTTTTGTAATCGCTGCTGTATTAAGCACCCAACGGGCTTTTTTACGAACAACTTTTGGCACACTATTTTTCATTGAAACAAGTTGATCATATAATTCAACATCTTCTGCTGTCGGTTTATATTCTACTGCTTTTTTAGCTAGTGCCCCTGGATTGACATTATCAGTTTCGTCGCCATGAACCATATAACGGACTTCTTTACGAACATAAGCTTTCTTTAATTCATCCATGACAATTTGTTCAATTGGTAAACCTGATTGTTTTAATAATTTTTTCGTTACAGTTGCTAATGCATCAAATTCTGTAGGTTCAAGGTATACTTCATCGAATTCAATGTCTGTTTCAGGGATTGGATTTGAACCTGTACGTTCTTTCTTATGACCTTGCGCTGTAGCCTTCTTAACTAGAATTGGATATTTCATATTACCAGTTGTTTTTACACCTTGGCCAAGTCGACGCAAGAAGTTTTCTTCTTGAGCATAAGTAATAATTTCACTAGCAATGACTTCTGGAACTGTAACTGAGCCATTACCTGCTTCGATACCTAATGCACGTGCTTCCATTTCTGAAATATTACCAACAACAAAGTTAGCAAAAGCTGAACGTATTTCTTTTTCCTTCGCTTTATTTGATTTTGCATTACGAGTAGATAATGCCGATTTAATAGCTGCCATTGCTGCTTGACGTTGTTCCGGACTTACACCTGCATTCCCTTCTGGGTTTCCAGATCTTCCTTCTCCACCTTCTCCAGATCCGGATGAGCCCTCATCTCCAGAAGAACCATCTTCATCACCTTCACCAGAACCATCATCTTCAAGGTTAGCTAAAGCATCAGCAACTTCTTGTAATTGCTTGTTAATTTCATCGATTTCTTCTTGAATTGCTGGTAAGTCTTCAGCACGTAATTCAGGATTCTCAACCTGTGTACGTAATTCCACTAATCTTTCATTGCTTCGTTTTTGTAATGCTAATAATAATTGTTTGTTCATTTTACTTTTCCCCCAAGATTTGATTTATTTGTTTAATCATTTTCATTCGTTGTTCTATTTCTTTACCAATCTCTTTACTGCGAACTAAAGATACCTCCGTATCATCATAAGCAGGTATTGAAACAACCGATATTTCATAAAGTTCTACTTCTTTAATGGTCCTTAATGCTGGTTCAACACTGTAATCCCAATTCTCTTCTGTTATCCAAAATCCAAATGAGCACTGGTTAATATCTCCCCTAGACATACTTTCAGCTAAATCTCGACCAACAGATGTATTAGGTAATTCAATTTCGAATTTAAGTCCTTTTTCATCCTCTTCTAGTCTCAATGTGCCGCTTTTTGTTCTACCCAGGACATTATCCCAATTGTGATTGAATAACGCTCTAATATCACTATTCTCAGAAAGAGAACGAGCAAATGCACCAGGTTCAATAACTTCATCAAACCAGCCACCAATAGTTGTCTTTGAATTAAATACGGCTGCATAACCAGTTATCTTGGAAGGTTGTTCTTCCGTAGCATCCCTGGTACTTAATTTGGTGATGTCAAATGTCCGTGTTTCCTTTGTCTTTGCCATTTCCATCACCTCCCTTCAGTGAATCATCTGTAGCTTGTTTCTCACCAATTTTTGATAAGTCGTTTGAAATATAAATCGCTTGTGACTCAGGTGTATTTTGCATAGGGAATCCAAGCATATCCGCAACATTATCTGGTGAAGTAATACCAGTTCGAACAATATTGTAAGCAATGTTTGTTTTCATGCTATAAGTAACAAAATCAAGGATATTTATCTTGAATTTAATACGTTTATCCGAATTTTTCCCGAAAAAAAGAAGACTCAAATGGTCTTCAAAGTTTTTCATTATCGGTCTAACTGCCTTGTTATGCAAATACATCATTGCTTGCTCAAGGTCTTCCTTAATCAAGGCCGTATATGTGTCCACATTTACGCCTAAAAACTTACCTAAATCCTTTTTGTATACATTTAGATATGCTAAGGTCTTTTCATCGTCTAGCGGGCTTTTAAGCGTCTCTATTGAATATCCTTTTCCGAGTGGAATCATTTTAACTGACCTTGCATCATCGATGGATTCCAGTTGGTCTAAAATCTTTTTAATTAATTTGGACTGTGTACCGTTCTGTGGATTAATATGCGCATCTAACTTAAGTAAAAATGCTAGTAATCCACCTTTTTTATACTTGTCAGTTAAAGTTTTCTCGGCTGACATAACACCTTCGAGTGTATCTTTACCCAGATCAAGAATACCTTTTCCTTTTAGATGATCAGCACCAATATTTTTCACATGACGAATCATGAATGATGGAATTTCTTCTCCGTTTACTTTAAAATGTTCTATCAATTTATCATCCAATTCTGTATAAACATTAGATGCTAAATGTAATCGATCACCATCCAACACTGGGAAGACCTCACCTTGAAGCAAATAAGTATTAGTCATTAATTTAATGAACTCAGACTGTGTAAGATAATTGTTTGGATTTTTTAAAACTTTAAGAGCTGAATCATTTTTAATTTCCTTACCGTCTTTGTCTTCCACAATAATCTCAGCCAACATCATCTGATTACTTATATCTTGTAGCAATTCATAAACATCACTAGATTCCAAGATATGATCATCACCTGCATATCTACCACCATAACGAACAACGTTATTGAAAATATCTTCAAACAAACCGCGCTTTTCAGCCTGTCTAATTAAAAAATTTGAAAACCTATCCCTTAAACCCAATTTCTCACCGCCTTTCAATTAACGAACGTTAAAAGGATCCTAAACAAGTTTTCGTTCGCATTTTAACTCCATTTTTTCTTTGGCCAAAATTTTATAGTTCGTATTTATCTATAAATATCATCTAAATATTCATCGTACTCTTCATCTGGAATAGTATCTTCCATCATATTCAATGTTTCTTTATGACCAATCAACATGGCCACAAACCCATCTATATGCTCCGGTGATTTACGTTTAGATGGTGTTTTTAAATTATTAATGTTTGTAATTATTTTCGCATTACTTGCACAAAAAATAAGTAAAGGATTATCTGTTTTAATTCGATCCTGAAGTAATAATATTTCAAAGTCATCAAACGGTTCATTCATATGAGTTGGATACTGTGGAACTTCTACACATTGAATCCCTAGCATTTCCCACTTTTCAACGAGTTTTTCAGCAAGTGCTGGGTCATAGTTTATTTGACGTAAATCAAATTTCTCGAATACCCATTCCACATACTGATTTACCATTTCTTCATCAACTGTTTTTCCAGGACAAATTGTCACAAATTCTTTTTCAGCTAACGCCCGATAAGGAACATTTCTCTGCTGCTCTTTATCTTCAATTCCAAACTCCGGAATAAAGTACATTTGCTTAACGATTAATATCGTATTTCCTTCATCATCGTATGTTGGAATATTTATTGATACACAAGTTAAATCCGTGCGTCTTGATAAGTCCACACCGACAACACAAGTTAATCCTTCAATATCACCTAAATAGTCCACAAGCATTTTATCCAGTTGGTCTTTATCGAAATATGTTTCGGCATAATTAACGAATACATCCAAATGCTTTGATAAGAATTCCGCCTTATTAAAGCTATTGTTTTGAGCTTCTTTAAATGCATTCTCAAGAAACTCCATGTTAACCGATACATCCATATTTGGATTAACCATTCGCCAAACGTCACGGTCTGTCCAATCAAACTTTTTGTTCGGCTCATAGATCATCATGAACCAGGAATCATCTTTATCATCCTTCAAAACTTCTTTTGCATAGGTATAAATTTGGGTTCCAAGTGAACCTGTATTCTTTCCTGCTGTGGAAGTGATGATGTTGAGTGGTTCTTCTTGAGCAATTTGTGCTGAACGTAAGTTATCGTATTGTTCACGGTCCATTTGAGCATGAACTTCATCAAAATAATTAATATATGGGTTTTTACCTTCGTTCCCAGCGTTATCTTTTGTAAGAACCTTAATTACATTTGCATATTTAATATCATCTTCCACAAATGTATATTTAATTGACTTAATCGTATCCTCTTTACCTTTGTAGATACGTGTATCTGGACGTAAATCAGGACTATTTTCAATCGTTAAAGCAATTGGCCCTGCTGCATTTTGACATTGTTCAAAAGTATTAGCGGAAATATAACAATCAGCACCTTTTACACCTTCTCCGTACATCGCATAAATGACTGGTGAACCGCCCATAATTGTTTTTCCGTTTTTCTTTGGAACCTGCAAATAAGCCGTACGAATTACTCGCACCGCTTTACCATCTTCATTATATTTTTGCCATCCATAAATGTTAGCAAAGTAAAACTTTTGCCAGGACTCTAAAATTAATGGCTGCCCTGCCCATTTTCCTTTTGCATGTTTTAAGAATGTTTCAGTGAAATAAATCATTGCATTTGCTTTTTCAACATCAAACCAAATATCTTTTCGCTTCTTCCATTTCTTATATCGTTTGATTGCTAATTTAATAGAATCAGGATATAAGTGTGGGGCTGCATCTACTTCCGAAACGAATATATCAGCATAATTTGTTTCAAAATCAATCATCTGTTTAACCTCTGCCTAAATTGCAATAATTTGTTGTTATCAGTAGGCTCGGTGGATTCTTTCTCCGCTTTTCCTTTTTCGAGAAGAACCCCACTTTTTTTAAGTAATTCTTTGTTCTTTCCGTCCAGTCCTAATTGCCCCAAATACTTCGCTTTTTGTTTGGACCAAACTTCTACTTGCTGAGCTAACGGATGCTTTGATTCCTTCACATCACCATTTACATTCTTTGTTTTTTGGACTGTTGGAAAGTTTGAATTCTTCCACAATCCATATTTGACGCTGTATATCTCAACTGCATCAAGATAAACTTCAATCAATGGATCAAGCGCTGGCGAATAAGTTCCGGCTTCAACCAAAACATTCATAATACGCTGCGCTTCTAATTCTTTTTTCTTTTCAGCTTCAATTACGACCTTCGATTTTCTGGCCATTCCTTAAATCACCACCTAAAAAAACGAATTTTTTTCAAAAAACCATTTTGAGGTGCGCGTTTGCACCCCCACTCCCTATCCCCCCATAAGGCCAGCTTTTCTTTTTTTGATAGGGGGGCTTAAAGTTTCCAGTCGAACTTTTTCTTTTCCTGGTATTTTTCATTTGTTTCTCTTTCTACAATTGGATGACACTTAGAACAAAGTGTATCGATATTATCTGGATCTAATCTTAATGAAGGATTGATTTTAATTGGAACAACATGATGATGATGTGCTTGCTTACCAAACACGAACCTTCCACACCGTTGACACAATCCTTTGTCCCTTTGATAACAGAATGACTTTAAATCTTGCCAGGCTTTTGTACGATAGAATGATCTGTTCTTTGAATACACAACTGTCTTCTTCTGTTTACGTTTATGATTGAGACAGTATCGTCCTTTATCAATTAATGTCTTGCAGCCTTGCTCAGCACAGTACTTCATGATAGTAACTTAATAATGTCTTCTTTCTTTTTAACATCCGCTGGAATCTCAACGTTAATCGATGTAGCATGATCACGTAATTCTTTTACTGTCATATCATCTAATTCAATTACTTTAACATCAATCACTTTATCGTCAGCAAACTTAGCAATCATACTCTTTGGATTTTTAGTTACTTCGAATCCTGGTTCTTCACCAGTTGGAACAAATAGACTTCGCTTTTCTTTGTTATCCCAATACTCTGTACCTGATATTGTTTTTCTAATTTCAGTAATCATTTCCCCCACACCACCTATATAATTTTACATGATAAAAGAGCAACCGTGCACCAGTTGCCCTTTCGTCAAAATCTTATGTTATTACTATAATCGATATTTTCAAGAGTTAACATTCATAAAACTGGGTGTCAGTAAAGTGCAAGTTCTTCAGCGAACTTTATTCTCCTTATTATTTCAGCATGTTTCTTATAAATATAACTAGAACTGTAATTCATATCCTCGGCTATTTCTTCTAATGTCATTCCGTCCACATACTTCATTTTTAATAACTTATTTTCTAATCCTTTGAACTTACTAATCAATTTCAATAAATCACACATTGCATTCATCTTATGAGCTAACTCATATTCGATTGCTTCTATACGCTCTTCTACCTTTGCACCTTCAGATTCAGCAGTTAAACGCACTTCTCGCAAATCACCACTGACCCAGCGTTTTAATTCAGCTTTTGTTTTATCTAAGTTGTAATCTAAGTAATCAATATCTTCTTCTAATTTCTGATAGTCTTTCAGCCAGTCAAACAAATGATGATTCACCTACTTTCTATTAAAAACAACAAATCTCTTAAAACACGTTTATTTTCCTTTCTAAGACGTTTTAATGCTTGTACATCTATTTGTATTCAGAAAGAAATAAAACTTCAAATCACTACGATTCTGACATTCATTTCTATGTCGAAACTCGTCGAACACATTGGATTCTCCTAATGAGTTAAGCCTGGTTCACCTTTTGTCACTAAATCCAGTAATTCATTCAGATTGATACCTGTTTGCACTTCTATTGCAGTTTGATATAAAGCGAATATTGCTGTATTAAAAGCATTGTCGTCCACATCTAAAGCAGCCATAATTAATACAATCAATTTCGCTAAATCCTCTGAATCATATTGAGTGCCAACGAATTGTTTTACAGCTTCTATAAATTTTGTTCCTTCTTCCGTTAATTCACTATCATTCGTAATTGCTTCAAAGTCCTTATCAAATTTGTTAGACATTCGTTAATCTCCCTTTCGATTTATATGTGATATCCTGAGCCGAAGCCCAGGACAAATATTTATTCAGCAACGCTTTCTTCATCAACAATTTTTAATTGACCAGGTGCAACATCAGTTGTTCCATCAGGATTAACGTTATACTCGACACCTTCATGTTGTTCTTCGTAAAACTCATCAATCGACATTTGCGAAGGTTCTAGAGTAATAGAAACATTTTCACCAGCGAATGGATAAAGTTTATTAATTTTATCTTTCGTATCGCCTTTTACATTGAATTTAAGAACTGTTTTCTTGCTATCACGTTGAATAGAAACAAATTCAGCACCAATTGCTTCAACATCGCTTTTCTCCACAGTTAGATAGACAATTGTACCTGGCATTTTTAATAGATCATCAGCATGTGGAAGTTCATCACTTAATACATGAAACATTAAAACTTCCTTTTTATCGTCCTTTTGCATTTTCTTGAATAATACGTTCAAATTTACTTTTGTCATGGTTCTGGCTCCTTTTATATTAGATTGATATTACAACTAAAGTTTCTCTGTTATTTCTGTACGTTTCTGACCTTAGAAAGCTCCTGTTTTCAAGTAATGTTTTGCATGGTAATAAAGGACATGATATATCCAATTGCCAACAAACTTTTTATCTAAAAAGACAATTTCAAAGTCATATTTCACTTTAAAAGTATTGAGCCTACCGAGTAATGCTTTCGGGTTATATCTTGATTTATAATCACCTGTAAGTATTTTTTCATAACCACGTTGGTCCTCCACAATTAAAGTAAATGGAATGTCCTTGGAACGGATCAATTCATTTTCAAATCTTGTTTGTGTATCTTTTTGTAGGTTACTTGTAATTTCATCTATACTCGACTTTCTTTCTATCCGACGATCTAAATAGATATCACGAGGTATTCCAATCTCTTCATTTTTTGGAATCATACAGCCGTAATCACCCGTATCTAATTTTTGAACTTTTACTGGTATATCTTTTTGATGTAAGTAATCACGAATATGTTGGTTTTGTTGTTCTCTTGTATCAATCACGATTGTGAGTGTTTTAAGTATTTTATCTATTTCTTTATCCGTGTAATGGAAACGAATCATTTTGATTCCTCCAGTAACTCTGGGTTTTCGTATATGTTTCCGACTACTTCATGATTCGGGTAATCGTATTTCAATTTCCATAGTTCAGGTCCTTCTTTTAAAGCGAAGCAACCATTCTCAAAATCAACTTCCATTTGCCATCGGGTATCTCCTCGGACTGTAGTGACCTTCAAAATATCCCCTTCATAAATCTCCTTGCCATTCTTGTCTTTTAGACCTGTATATTGCTGTGGATCTAAACACGTCAACCAATTATCATCTTCATTATTTAATATCCACCAATTGATGCCATCTTTTGATATACACTCGCTATAAACCCAATCCGTTCCATCCCAAGCACGGAATTTTATCTCTCTCATTTTCATGCCCCTCTCTTCGCATATAAAACCGCACGTTCATATATCTTTCTTGCCATTGCATTTGATTCATCATTTTCAAATGATCGATAATCCTCATACATGTCTGTCCATCCGTTCTTTGCAAGAATGATTGTCCAGTCATAAAACATTTGTAATGAATCCTCATCAGCAAGCAGCCATTCATTTAATTTTTGATTATGCTGCCATCCGCAAAACTGATGAAAAGTCTTCATGATCGTAATCTTTTCATTACTCGCATCGTCCCAAGATTTAAACCACTCATAAATAGCTTGATAGTTTTGTTCAGCAGCCTTCATAACTTCCGTTGGAATTAAATTTTGTTTTTTTATCGCAACTTGATTATCTTTTTCATCAAGATAGATATTTGCACCTGATTTCCATATTTGGCTCAGGATCATTAATACTTGCATGGAAGTAATCTCACTCCCCATCTTCCAACTTTTCCTTCTCGAACTTTTCTTCTTCTTTTATCGTAAATACCTACATTAAATTTCTTTAATTGATTTCCGAATTTCAATCGAGTTAATGATTCTATTTTGTAAAAGCTGCAATACTTTAAATATCTTTTATATAAATCATCAGTTAATTCGAAACTATTAATATCTCGTTCGATATTTTCTGCTATGAATTTTCCCAACAGGTCCACCACCTTTACTAAACTTGTTACTAAAATGACTGTTTTTTAACTAAAAAAACACCAAAAATTACTCTTTTTTTCATTTAGTAACCCATCTTGAGCCTTACAGCACCAAGGGATTAACCTATATGGTGTTACTTTTGTTACCTAAAAAGTTCAAAGGGACTCCTAATAGAATACTTATATATATATTTATTTTTTGTTTATAGTATTTTTTAATAACAAAAGTAACAAAAAGAATATAAAAAGTACCTTGACCCCTTATGTACCAAGGGTTTCAGGACATTTTAAATGGGTTACTTTTAGTAACACTTTTGCTATTTTCATCGAAATTCAGTAACTTTTGCTGCTTAAAAGTATTTTTTCGGTCGGTTAAAGTAACACCTTTGATGTAATACTTGTTTTTACTGCCACGTTCTCTTTTGAATCCTTGGGATTCTAAAATTCGGTAAAAGGCTCTATTTTTTAATTGATGTTCACCATTTCTAAAACACCAATTCGCATAAACTTCATATAATTCTTTCGCTTCAATTTGGACATCTTCTCTTTTAAAACAACATTCGAACATGAATGGGCCGAGAATATCCATTTCTTCTTTATAATCACCTGTTGCCTTCATAACAATTGCTGGATCGTTTAGTCCCGACTTCTGCCACTTCAAGCAACCCTCAATCGCCCAATTTAGGATTCCTGGCATTTCCAAACTTATTTTTTCTGGTAATTTCTTATCACGTTTCTCTTTTGGTAGTTGTAGGTTAAATGGAACTAAACGGATACGTCTCCAAATCCCTTCATCGACACCTTTGATTACCGGCTTATGGTTTGTAGTAAAGAAAACCTTGAACTCAGGTATGAACTCAAAATATTCTTGTCTAAGGAAACGGGCCAACACTGGTTCTCCACCCGTTATTTGTTTTACAAAAGCTTCTGAGAGTTGTTCACCCTCTTCACTTTCAATTGCAGATACAAAGCGAGCTCCCACTAACCTAGCGATATCGTTATTGGCTCCTGTTTCTTTTTTCTTAATGAAAGTATCTGATTTTGCTTGTTTACCGTATTCCCCCATCAGGTCCTTGATTGTGTTAATAAAGGTCGATTTTCCGTTGGAACCTCCACCAATTAGGAAGACCATTATTTGCTCCGTAATTTCTCCTGTTAGTGAGTAACCAATTAACCGCTGCATGTATTCAGTTAGTTCCTTATCACCTTGGAAAATTTGATCTAAAAAATTAAGCCATTCAGGACACTTTGCATTTTCATCAAAAGCAATATTAGTAATTTTAGTTAAACCAAGTTCCCGATCATGTTGCTGCAGCTTCCCTGTTTTTAAATCAACAATGCCATTTTCAACATTGAACAAGTATTTATACTTATCAAAGTCCTCACGCTCACCTGGAACCAATGGCATAAGATCCTTAATGCTATTCATACGAATATTTCTCCGTTCACACATTCGAGCCCATTTTGTTTCTAATTCATCTTCTGATTTATAAAGACTTCTAAGTACTTTTGCTGTAATTCTTTCAATCTCTTTTTTCGTGTCCAACTTCCAGCGTTTACCGTCCCATATGTACCAGCCAATATCGCTAACATATTTGATTACATGGCCATATTCATATGCGATACGTTCAGCGTTTCCTAATTCAGTTAAACGGAATTTCTTTTTTGGCTTGTCCTCCACAACTTCAACCGCATCTTCATTCATGAAATCAAAAGAAAATTCTTCGAATTGCTGTTTGTTATCTAAAATAGTTGTGGAAGTAGATGAAATGGCTGTTGCTATCGTTCTTTCACCGTATGTTTCATTTGTATCGCTAAAATGAATAACGTCCCATTTATCACGTATAAGGCTTGACTCACGGAACATTGAGTCCATTCGAATTGCTGATTTCCCTGTCCAAAATGCTAAATGATTACATAGAGAAAGGTCACTTGCTGAATGATCATCATTTATTAAGCTGCCATTGTATAACGAGCGAATTTCATCACCATTCTTACTTCTAAACATTCTTTCCCATAGAGCATCATTTGAAATTTTGATTTCGTCTTTTTCAAATTCCGCTAGATTCACACGTCCCTGAATGTCGCTATCGTCAAAATATTTTTCGAATACCTCAGCTAGTTCATCCGTGCGCTCATATACATCATTAGAATTTTCACGGTTTCCAGTGAAGGTAAAGAAACGGCCGTATGAGTAAATTTCCAAACCATGCTTTGTATTTTTCCGTCCAGTACCTAACACAGATTGTGGAAGACCACCTCTAATAATGATGTGAATCCCATTTCCTGATGGCGAAAATTCTGTATAGCTATCTAATGTATCAATAATTTCCGTTGCAAAAACATTTGTTTTTCCGTCCGTGACACACTTATCAATATCGATTCCGATGTAATTGTCTTGCCTACTAAATACAAATCCTATTCCATCATAGTCACCTTCTAAATAGAATTTGACTGCTGTTGCAAACGTGGACCATGTACGTCTGTTATTTGCTTGCGCCATTTCTCCATCTACTTGATACGGTACTTTTGTTGGTTTGCCGTTTCTTTTTTCCTTACGCCATAATATCCATTGCGGAAGGGCCTTTAACTCAGTAGGAATTTCATTAAAATTGTATGGATTTTCTTTCATTGCACCCTCCGTTTATTTTTTATTCTTGTAAATAATCATCAATATCTGCACCTAATGAATTACAAGCTCTTCCGAGCGCTTCACGAAGCTTTTGATTTTCATTAACCAATTGAATAATGTCAGTGTCATCTAAAATTCCGGCTGATTTGTATAAATAAAGTTTTGAAACTCCCAAGCAACTCGATATTTTTGAAAGAGTTTCTGCTGATGGATTTCTTCTTCCCATTTCAACATGTGATAAATACGGTTGTGAAACATCAGTTATCTCTGCAACTTGCATCAAAGTTAATCCTTTGGATTTCCGTAAATTTTTAATTTCTTCACCAATATTTTCATTTTGCAATTTATTAATCTCTGAATATCTATACATTTCATTAATGATTTTCAATCTACGTGGACTCGGTTTTGTTTCGTCACGTTCCCACTTTGAGACAATTGATTTGTTAGCACCATCAATTTTTTCTCCGAACTCTTCTAAAGTAAGCCCTAAAGATAAACGGATTTCCTTTATTTCTTTTCCAGTCAGATCCATATTTTCACCTCATTCACTGTTTTTGAGTATAAAAAAGAGAAGTCGACAAAACCGACCTCTCTATTTAGTTATTTAGAATGGTAAATCATCATCGCCAATAGTAATTGGTTCACCTGTTTGCATTGGGGGATTCACCTTTGAAGTACTATAACTTGATACTTTAGGGAATACACGCCCATCATCTTTTTTATCGTGTGTAATATAGACATTTAAGTGTTTATTGAAAACATCTTTCGCCATTTGTGCAGGACCTTGCGGATTATAATTTTCAGGCATACCACAAGCTAATAAGAATGACTTAGCAATCCCCCTAGCTGTTGGATGCTCAAATGTAAATGTTGTATATTGGACCTTTTGACCTTGATGATCTTGCGGGACATCCGAACGAATTTCAAAATCCACTGTTAATTTGGCTTTTTTATTTTGCGTTAAACCCTCGACAGCATTTAATACAACCACTTCATAATTTCCTACTTCAATTAATGAAAATCCTTTTACTTCTTCTACTTCATCCATTTTGAAAAATGACATTATAATCTCTCCCTTGTATTCGTTATATTTAATTTTTGGATGGTGCTATTAATTCTTCTTGTATGCAACCGAGACGCGTATCTAAATGGTTCTTAGCAAACACGCTTTGATTGCCTTCTAACATAAATCCTCTTGTTCCATCAGCCTTTTTAACTAATTGACCGACAACATGAACGATTCCCATAATGTGATTAACAATCTTATCTCGAATGTCAGGAATGAATTGGTTATACTGTTGACCATCATCATGAGTGATGTTTCTTGTTGTCTCCCAAGCTGTGAAAATAACATTTGCATCTAATGAATTAAATGTTTCTACTAGCTTCAAAAGATGATTATCTAGCAAGCCATAGTCCTTTAATTCCGGCATACCACTTTTAGTCTTTTCAGCTTTTTTTAGTAGCCATAACTTTTGATAATGCGTTAGATTATCGATAAAGATGTTATCGTATTTACTGATGTTGGCTTTTGCGTGTGCGTAGAACTTTAGGATGCTATCATGTGGATTTTCACCATCAATTTTGGCTACGTCTACATTTTCATAACCGGATAACACTTGGCTTGTCCCATCGATATCCAGGACTAATGTTTTACCTGGCAATAATCCAGCAACCGTTGTTTTTCCGTTACCTGGCTTTGAATAGATAATGATTTTTGCTTTTTTACTTTTTGTAATTTGAGAACCATTTGTGATTTCCAATTAATTCACTCCTTCACCATATTTTTCAGAACAAAAATTGAAGCTTCAATGTCCTGGATCTTAATCTCAGTATCTTGAATATTTTGTTCAACGATTGGTTTCTTTTCTATTAACCTTTCTAAATTCCGTTTATAATCATTTAGCCTTTTTTGCTCCACGTCTAAAGTTTTTTCTAATTCTTCAATAGCGGCATTCATTCTACTCACCCGCAACTTTCTTTATGGAATGAGACTCTATATATTGTTTGATGCAATCTGTTTCATCGTGTATGTAATCACCATCAATATCCCGGTACTCTTCACCAAAATAGATTTCTTTCCCACAACTTTTACAATCACTCATAACATCACTTACAACTGAATCATGACAATTTCCAAGTACCATTGAGTTTTCTACTATTGGGTATCCCTCCAATTTTTTCTTCCATTCTTTCTAGAGTATAGAGAGAGTAATAGACAACATTTTCACTTATAAATGCCACTTCATATGGAACTTCTTCTGATTCACGACTCGCTATGATTGGTTTAATCCTGTTTTCACCTAAAATTGCTTCGAATGCTTCATTACTAAGGCGTACTTCATTACCACGAATACTAATGATTCCATCTTCATTTCTACCTTCTCGTATAGCTTGTACAGCTTTAGCAACTGATTTAATATCCATTACTGCCATTCCTCCCCTACAGCTTTTAATGCAGCTTTGCAAATAGCTAAAGGAGCCGATCTTTCATATCCCTGATATTTATCTTTTAGATGTCCACTTGGGAAATGTTCAGTTATAATCACATTTGTCATTCTGTCTTCAATAAATATTTCCACTGATTTAAATGAATCTTGTAATTTATCAACAACTAACCATGCATCTTCCATATTCATACTAAATTTAGGTAATTCACGATGAACCATACCTATTGGCTTAGAAACCCACATTGATTTAAGGATTGATGTTTCAGGTGGTTTAATCCATCCCATAACCTTTTCCGCGACTAATTCATCTATTGGTTTGTCGTTCATTTTTTAGCCTCCTTCTTCAATTCTGCTAACGCATGGAAACAATTATTTCCTGTGTAACGAGCGATACTTAATGCTTCATGTGGTGTATATCCCTCTTCCTCTACTAAGTGAGCAAGACCAGTAACAATTAGCTGTATGCCAAAACTTTTATCTGTTATATCAGCAACTAATTTAGGCGTGATTTCATTAGCCATTTATATCTTTCTCCTAATCTATAAATTTGGAATTATACGAGTTACACCAGTAGTCCGATGGACCAAATGCAATTCCTTATTTACTTTCTTAAAAATCAACCAATCATGTGGATTTAAATTATGTGATTGAATATGAATCTTTTCACGTTTGTTCGGCTTTTTACCGTTCTTCAAGATATAGTCTCTCCTTTACACGAAATCAATTCATGCTATAATAACTGTGAATATTTTTACTTAGATCACCTGTTGGCGCAGGTGGTTTTTTAATGTCCTTTTACCCCTGAAAAATGATGTTTGCTTCATCGGTTTATAATCAGGATTAATTTTTAGAAATGCTTTGTTTTTCTTTCCATTCACTGTGGATTGTCCCATCTCAAATTTCATTGCAATTTCTGCTGTGGTATACCCCTCACCGATGTGCAGAATGATTGACTTTTCTTTTTCTTCCAGCACACTCGTTACTTCTTCAAACTCAATGGATGATATTACTTCTTCTTCCACATCAATTGGAGACACTGCGTAGAATTCGTTTACTGTTTCCTCATCTCGATGTAAATCAATCGAATGAAAATTAATTTGGTTCCTTTCCTCATGACTAACTTTTCTACTTATCTTAAAAGGCATTCCTTTCATGTGAATTTCATCGCTCATTGCCCATTTCATACCTTTCATGACATATGCATTGAATGTTTTCACTCTCTCTGCATCATATTTCACGCAGCACTGCCATAAATGCATACGACCTACTTGAATTAAATCGTCCAACTCCATATTGTTCATTTCTGCAATTTGTGTAGCTCTTGCCATACTTCCAAACCTTTGTTTAATCGCCGCTATCACTAAATGTTGTTTCTCTTCAAACAACTCTTCAGGTGTCATTTTCTTTTACCATCCTTTCTTTAATTATTGAGCTTGATAGCATTGAACTTCGTATTCTTCTGTCAAATATTGTTTTAAATTCTGTTCAAGTACAACATCGCAATCAAACACAAAGTAAGTTTCATCTTTCATAATTTCATTACCATAAAAATCTTCAATTGGATGATCAGGTTCCTTAATGGATTCCTTTTCATCAATGTCTTCCACAAATATTGCATCGATATTGCTCACACTAATGTGGAAGGGAACCTTCGTAGCCGCACCTTCATATTCAATCCCCGATAAAAAACCAAAGCTATTTTTAAATGTTTTAAATTGCTCTACCGTAAAACTTGCTGTTCTACCTGATTTAAAAACTAAAGTTACTTCTTTCATTTAACTCAACTCCCTTTATTAATCTTGATACTTTTTACGACCAGTAATTACATTCGCAAGACCATCTTGATAAGGTACATTTCTTTCTTTTAATCTTCGAGATGCTTCGTTCCTTACTGCCGTCAACAGTTCTGAATGTTGTATCTCGTTTACATTGCATTCACGCATGCTATTTACCACTGCATATTGAACGGCTTCTTCAAAAGCTTGCTTTAAATTTGTAAATACATCGTTTCCATCCTTCAATTAACTCACCTCCTTCATTTTCTTTTCCATTTCAACCCACTCTTGCGGAAATACAATCTTTCCATCGAGTGCATGAACTACAGTAAAATCATCTTCATCGCAAATTCGAACTTCTGGAAAAATTCGTTTTTGTAAAATTACGTAGTTCCAAGTTTCTTGTGCATTCGCAAGATTAACCGCTGGACAAAATTCTCCGTCTTTTTCAATAAAGCAATAACCTTTGAACAATTAACTCACCTCCCTTCGATTTGACACCTTACGGTTCATTTCCCTTAACTGACACTTTGCTTCTAATTCAGTAATAAGTAATAGCGCGGGACTATGTCTCATTTCAGCGCATCTTTTTACAACTTCTGATGCTTTCATTAATTTACTTGCGGATAGTACTCCGTTCATGCGGATTTTCCCCCTTCTTGTTCAACATATGGGTACTTTTCATGGAAAAAGGAAACTGGTACTTTCCCACGTTCAATCCAGTATCCTCTTTCTTTTAATTCATCATTCATGGCTTTAATTCTTATTTGAGCGGTTCTTATACAACCAAGTCCCAGCATTGATTTAACTTCCTTTGAATTATAGAAAAGTTTTTTGTCCATCGTTTAACACCTCCGTTTTAGTACCTTTAAACGGTACTTTGTTTCAAAAAAAATTCATCATCATAAATACCATCATCCACTTGTGGTAATCGAATCATATCTGACGGTATGCCGTATACTAAAGATGCTTTTTTTAACACAGTACCAGGAATAGCAGTAACTCCTCGTTCATAATTACTAAGTGTTTTTGCAGTAACACCAATCTTTTCGGCTGCTGGCTCTTGCTTAAATCCAGCATTAACTCTTGCGGCAGCTAAGGTAATTTGAAACATCTTTTTCAACTCCTTTCGACAAGTTCTGAATTTAATTTACTACCGTTTTACCGAATTGTCAACGGTAATTACACAAAAAAATTCCTTTTAAAAGTAGTTTTACCATTTACAACACTACCGATTTTCGGTATCATAGTATTAGAAAGTGAGGTGAGCAAAGGAATATGAACGCTAATACTTTAAAAATAATTTTTTCAAATAACTTAAAAAAATATTTAAGTCGCAATGGAATTTCTCAAACCGATCTGGCTAACGAACTGAATATACCAGAAACTACTTTTTCTAATTGGATGCAAGCAAAAACTTATCCTAGACCAGATAAAATTCAGATGTTGGCAGATTACTTCAAAGTCACTCGATCTGACTTAACGGAAGAGGAGCAAAGTTACGAATCAGAATGTCCAACAAGTGTTAGAATCCCTGTGTTAGGTGCAATAGCTTGTGGTGTTCCTATACTAGCAGAACATAATTACGAAGAATACAGATGTGAAGCAACAGATCATCTTCCAGGTGGGAATTTAGTTTATCTTAAAGCTAAAGGTAATTCAATGGAACCGACAATACCTGACGGTGCCTATGTAATGGTCCGTGAGCAACCAGATGTAGAATCTGGTGAAATAGCTGCTGTTCTTGTAAACGGAGATACAGAAGCCACTTTAAAAAGGATTAAAAAGCAAGGAGATATAATTATGCTTATGCCAGATAACCCAACGCACAATCCAATGATTATAGATGAAAATAACCCAGCTAAGATAATCGGCAAAGCAATCAGATTTACTCAAGATTTGTAATTCTTTTGCGCAAGAGAATTAAACAGAAGGAGCAGCTAATCTATATACGTTTGCTGCTCTTAACTATATATAAAAGGAGTAACCTTAATGCCTGTTTATAAAGATAAAGAAAGAAAAACCTGGTATTTTAAAGTTAGATATAAAGATATGTACGGTAGAAATAAACAAAAATTAAAAAGAGGTTTTAAAAAACGCGGAGATGCTATTCTGGCTGAAGCTGAATTTGTTGCAAGTATTAAAGATGCATTCACAGATGAAGTGACCTTTGATGAAGTATTTGAACATAATATCAATTTCAAAACTTATAAGCCTAAGACTATTCGTCGTCGTACTAACGAGTATAATCTACATATCAAACCACGTTTTGGTCACATTAAAGTTAAAGATATTAGTACCCAACAAGTTCTAGATTTCCAAAAGTATTTAAGTAGTTCATTAAGTTCTCCTGAAAGCGCAAGAACAGTCTATAGCAATTTCAAAGTATTAATGAATCATGCTAAAAGATTCTATAACCTTCGGTATGATCCGACATTGCAAGTACCAACTATGCCTAGAGGTAAAAAACGAATTGATTTTATTAAAAGAGAAGAGTTTGATAAACGCGTACAAAAATTTAATATGCATTACTATAAAGAGTTAACGATCCTCATGTTTTATACAGGATTACGTGTAGGAGAAGCACTTGCTTTAAAGTGGAGTAATATTGAATTAGCTGAACATCAAATTAACGTTAATAAATCTTGGAGTTTAAATGAGAGAGTTTTAACATCAGTAAAAACAGCTGCAAGTGAAGCAATTGTTCCAATCCCCAAATTATTAGTAGGAATGTTAGGTGAGATAAAAAAAGAATCCGCAGAAAAAACATACGGATTCGATGAAAATCATTTTGTATTTGGTGGTATTACTCCATATCACTATAACCACTATCATAAAAAGTATAAGGAAGTGTTCCCAGAATTACGTATCCATTCATTACGTCACAGTTATGCAGCATATCTTATAAATAAAGGTGTAGATATTTATCTCGTTAAAGAATTAATGCGTCACGAAAATATCAAAGAAACTGCTGATACTTATGGACATTTGTATATTGAACGGAAACAAAAAGCTATGAGCGTATTCGACGACTAA